AGATCGTTAGACTCCGTTGTGAAGTCATCTTCGTCATCCTCGTACTCGAAATTGGACATAGTCCATCTCCCATTCATTTTGTAGTTGTCGTAGACCGCATACACCTCTGGGGGTTGATGTATGGCTTCTACTACCGGTCTTGCTGTTCACTCCTTAGGTGCCGGTATTCCTAAGGTAGGCTTATTAGTAGGAGCCAGCTCCTGGTTGACCTAACATATAGTTAGATACTTGTCTATCACGGTTCAATGAGCCAACGCCCGATGAACCACTAAAAGATGCTTGTTCTAATGCAGATAGTTTTTTACGTTTTGCTGCAGCTTGTGCTGCACCAGTTGTATTGAATACTTCTGCTTCTGCTGTTGCTTGGTTATATGGCCCTTGTCCATAAATGCTAGCAAGTGCTGAACCACGTGGAACCATTTCAGCAACATTTGTATAACCTTGTTGTGCTTGAGCTTTAGTAATACCTTGTCCAGCAAGTGATTCTGCTGTTCCACCTTGTGCCTGTAATCCTTGGGCAAGTGCTGCTCCACCAATTTCAGCAGCAGATACTTTACGTTTGATATTAGCAAGACCATTTTGTGGGTCAAGAGTATAAGCAAGAATATCTGCATTACCAAGATCAGGATAAAATTGTTTGAGTGCTTGAAGCACTTCTGGGTTTGTATTCAAAACTCTTTGTTGAGCAGTTGCAATACGATCTTCTAATTCAACTGCTGATACATCATTAGCAATAAATTTATCAAACCCTGCTTGCTTGCCAGTAGCATCTTTAGCAGTATATGAAGCAGGTAATCCGTAATTACGCATAATGTTTTGGTATTGGTCTTCCATTGCTACATATTCAGATGGGCTAAGTGCTGTAAGCCCTGCCTTTATTCTATCTGCATTAGCAGAAAATCGAGCCTGATATTCAGGTGTTTCGCGTAACTTGAGTGCAAACTCAGATGCTGGTGTTCCATCAGTTAGAAGTCCCTTGACTCCATCTACTAATGAACCAAGACCATATTGGCTAAATTCAGTTTTGAGAATATTGAATGCGCTGACTCTTTCAGTCTGTGCTTGTGCAGCAGTTGCTGCTGCATCTGCTGTTGATTTAGCATTGAGAGCATTGATATATGCTTGTACACTTGGATCAATTCCACTACCAGTAGTACCAGTAGTACCAGTAGTACCAGTATCGCCGGTTGGACCAGTAGCTCCAGTAGGACCAGTAGGACCAGTTGGTAAAGTAGCTGCAGTTTTAGGTTCAGTTATAGCTTGTGCATATCCGGAAACAGCAGGAGTTGCAGGAGCTGGCTTTGGTGTAGCTTTCTTTGTAGCAGCTTTTGATGCGTCAACTAAATCGTCAATAATAGCCATTAGTTATCCCCGGAATCCGAAGTCTTTGAGTACGGTTGTAGCAACATCTGCTGCTTGTGACCGTGCATTATTTGTATATTGCCAACGTGGGTCTTGACGTAGTTCTTTTTCAAAATCATAGATTGACTTGGTACCAACTTTGCCATCAGGCAAAGTAAAAGACATAGCACTACGAATTTTAGGGTCAAATAAATCAATAGATGTATTAGGAACTTCAAGTATATTACTCATTGATTGGATATATGGATCTGCCAAAGTTTTGAGGTCAATACCTGCTTTTATTTTATCTGCCATTGAAGGAAAAGCATTTGCTGCACTTTCACGAATTGTATCGTAAGCAGTATTTGGGTCTAACTTTCCTGCAATTATACTATTAGCATATGATGTTGCTGCTCCATCAGAAAGCATAATTCCATTATTAGCAGCAAGGTTTTTTAGAGCAACAAAGTATTTACCTGAAGGACCTTCTGGGATGCCAAGCGTATTGATATCTTGTGTACCAGAAGTCAACTTATTCTTTAGTTGATTATCAAGCCAAATTTTAGGATCTGTAGCATCGGCTGTAAGGTATTCAGTATTTAGAAGGGTACCATTTTTATAAGTATATTTGATGGTACTTTGTGTTTTACCTGATTTGCTTACATATTGTTTTTGTAATTCTGGAAGCCAAGTATCTAATTCAGATTGGTTTGCATCTCTACCATAATACTTTTGGAAAACAGTATTGATTGAATCCTGAAGACTTGTTTTTGCTGGCATATTAGAACTTGTACTTGTTGCTATGTATATGCCTGATTTAGGTGCTGCTTTGGGTGTTGAAGTTCCTGAACCTGCTGCTGGCATCTTACTAAGATCAATACCTAAACTTGCTGCAAGGCCACCGAGTGATGAATTTGCTTGAGTTTTAGTATCTGTTGCAAGACCTGCTGGTTTAGTAGGAGTTGTAACTGGAGTAACTTTAGGCTTTGGCGTTGCCTTAGGTGTAGGTGTTGCCATTATTTGACCGCCTTAGGAGTTAGATACTTGTCATAGACAAGATCTTGAGACAGGAATCTTTCGTACAAGTACGCAAATCCCAACTTGTCATCCTGTTTCAATTTATTGACCACTCCATCATAGATATACTTCAAGTCAACATTTGACTTTGCATCAATAGATTTTGCAGTTCTATTGAGAAGTTCTTTAGCAAGGGCTTGACGAACATCAAGATAAGTTGCTACTGATTTCCAGGTAGTATTATTGCCATTTGTTTGAGCAAACTTTGGGTCGGCAAGAATTTTACCAAGACCAAGGATAATTCTATTAGTTTTAGAACCATCTGAATCTAGGTAATCGTCATACCAAGCAGTTTGAACAAACTGACCATTTTTTGTTATTGGCTTGCCTTCATTATCTGTTTGAATAGCAAGTTTTTGAATTACTTGTTCTTTGATATATTTCAAATCTTCAGCACCTTTTTGCTGTGTTGAAGAAAGACCACGAGATTGTAAAGCATTATCTATAGCATCAGATACTTGGTTATAGACAATCCATCCCTTTTCAGCATCATTGCGTTTTTGTGCTGCTGCTGGAGATTGGGAAGATAAAAACTTATTTGGTGAATCTGGTGAGATTCTTTTATTGTATAAGTAATCGTATGAAGCTTGTGAAAAGTTATATCCTGAAGGATTATTGACAACTAACCCAATTAGTTTAGGTTCAATATTAGATAAATCTGATATCAATGTTCCGTACTTTTTGATATTTTCAACAGCTTGTACTGATGATTGTACGCTAGCAGGATTAGATGAAAGACTTGTTGAAAATGAAAAGAACTCAGGGAAATCTTTGAGGAACTTAGCATCTGCTTCAAGACCATAAAGACGTTTGTATTCACGAGACTTATCAAGATAATATTTATAAGGACTATCAAAGCGTGGGGCAAAAGGCATAATAAGGTTTGCTGCAGTACGCATATTCCAGTAATCTTTAGTCATAGCAAGAATCTTTGTTGCAGGCACTGGGTTTTCACCATTGCGCTTTGCTTTCATTTGCTCTGTATTCCAAATCAATTGGTAACTTCGGGCAAATTGTGGATCTTGTAATCCGGCGCTGCTAACTTGTAATTTTTGAAACCAAGCAGGTAGGAATCCTGATATAGCATTTTTAGAAGGACCGTAAGGGAGTGCCCAACGGAAAGCATCTGCTAAATCTGGTTGTTTCTTGACAATTTCAGAAATTGGTACAGCAAGGTATGGTCCAATAGGAAATACATCACTAAATACATTTGGATTTCCTTTATTATAAAGAACATCCATACCACCTTGAAATAAGATATCAAGTGATTTTTTAGGAATACCCACTTCAGTAAGTGAATTTAGACCAGGTATTTTACTCAAACCTTTTGGCATACCAAACCACATAATATCGTTACCAGATGTTTGACCAACTGGAACTTCTTTATTGTTTTGATCTGTTACAAGTCCAGCTCTATTGGGAGCCTGCCATACATTGTAACCACGATTGATAATTGCAGGATTAGCAATTGCTAGTTTAGACCAAGTCTTATAAGCATTTTCTTGTGCTGAAAAGAATGGACTAATATATTTCATTGCTGCTGCAAGATTAGTACGACGTTCAATATTGAAAAGAACTTCTTTCATCTGACGCATTGCAATTTTATGAGATATTCCCATAATTGCTTCTTGGTCAGCAAAACTCAAAGTTTCACCTTTTAGCCCTGCCATAATATTGACACGACGTTCTGCTTCTTTACGATAAAAATGAACATACAAAGGATTACGTGCCCAAGTATCTTCAGGTAACGTTCCTAAAAAATGGAAAAGAGTATTGATAATCTCTCTGCCTTTTATTTTTGAAGCATTGAAAAGGTTTTCTTCTAGTACGTGCCCGTGAATAAGAGGTAAATCTGTTGGGTCAGTAAATACTGAACGCAAATCATTAGCAGTAATCTCACGAATTTTGCTACGCAAGTTAGATGAAGCAGGAAGATATTGGTCTAGAAATCCATTGACCTTAGTAACATATTCTGCTGATTCATCCGATGGTATGGCAAGACGTTTACGAAGATCACGACCTTTTTCAGAATTGCGAAGCCATTTAGCAATATCATCAACGTTTTCGCCAGCAACAATTCTTTTTACAACTGCAGCATTACCAAATGCTTGACGTAAGGTTTGTGCCCATTGTTCAAAGTATCCTGGGTCTGTAGGCTTTACAACCCCAATACCTTTAGATGCTAAGTTGCGTTGGAACATATCAGTATTACTATCAACTAGACGTTCAAATGAATTACCAGAAGATGCAGTTTTACGGAACATATCTCCTAGTGGTCCACCAAAAGCATCATAAAGTTTATATGTTTGACCATCGGTAGTTGTAACTTCATAGGCTCCGGTACCGATATGTTCTTTTGGTTTCTTGAGTCCAACTCTGTTGATAACTCCAATGTAATGATCATAAATTGATTGTTTTTCTTCTTGAATAAGTTTGAGAGTATTTACTTCACCTAGTAAATTTACATCATCTGGTTTGAGCGATAATTTAGTTTGTGCTTCACCAAGTTGACTTTTGACAAGCTTGAGTTCATTGACAACTTTATTAGCATCTTGTTGTACAGCTTTGATTGTCATACCTTCGTGTACTGGAAGATATCGGTCAACAAGACGTGATGGAGTTTCAATAGAATTATTGATAATATGTTTGATTCCAGGGCCTAAGAAACGAAGCGTTGCCATAGAACCAACAGAGGCTGCAATACGAAGTTGGGAATCAATAGCGTTACGTTGTGTGTAACCTAAACGAAGTAAAGCACCAGCCTTGAAAGCATCTTGTAGAATATCTACATAATGTAAAGTTGTATCAACTGCTGCACCTTTGAGCGCTCTTAGCGTTGTACTATTTTGTTTGAGAAGTCTATCCATTAGAGGAAAGTCCATCATAGGCAAATAGTCAGCAGATTGAGATTCAAGTTGAGGAACTTTGATAATTGACCCATCTGAGTCAACCATAAAGCCTTTATCTTGTATAGCTTTGAGAGCAGATTTTCTTGCTCCTATATGGTTATTATAAATTTTAGTAGCAATTTCTTCATCAATTCCATACTTAGCAGCTATGTCTCTAAATGCTGCATTTTCTAAAGTTATTGCAGCAACACTTCTCTCTTCAGGAGTGCGTGCTGAAATATAATGATCTAGCATTGCTTTGCTTTGATTTGGTGATAAACCAACAAGTTTTTCAACTTGATTTACTGTAGCAATAATTTCGCGGTAAGAATCTGGGTCATTGAAATCTACTAGACCAGATGGAATCTGCCCTTCTGACCAAGAAATCTTTTGATATAAACGGTGAAAAGGTGTTGGTTGAAATATTTCAACTTGTGGGTTGCCAACTTCTTTATCATAGAATTTGAGACTACGAGATTCTGCAATAAAGTTTTCAGCACCTTGTACAAGTTTACCAGTTGTGCGAGTAAGAGCACCACCACCTTCACCAAGGTCCATCATCTTTGCAAAATATTTATCTGATTCAGCAAGGGATGCGTAATTAGCTTTAGCTGCTTCGATAACACCAGGATTATCATTGAGGAAAGGAATCATTCCTGTTCCATCTGGTGCTGAAAATAACTTGTATTCATCTACTGCAGATAAATCACCACGAGCAGATTCAAGTGCATCTGTAATATAAGCACGTTGTGCACGAAGTTCATCCATAGCAGCAGGATCACCTAATGCTGAACGAAGTATAAGACCCGTTTCATTACGGTCTACTGAATCACCAAGTAGATGAGCAAGTAATCCTGGCTGTGAAGAAGATTTGACCATTGGATGTGATAGTGCATAAGCAGAACCATTATTGGTAAAATCATCTAGTACTTTAGACATACGGTTATTGACACCATATTGTGCTTTAGTAATATCTTCTGCTGCTTTAGCAACAGCATCAGCATTCTTTAGGACACCTGTTGCTAGCTCACTTGCTTTGAGTACTTTGATTGCTTTACCAGCAGCAAGAGATACATCTCCAAAGAATTGAATACCTAAATCTGCTCCACCAGAAAGTGCTTTACCCCAAGCTGATTTTTTGAAAGCTTGGTCACGTTCTGCTGGATTATAGATATTGAACTTTGGGTCATAACTTGAACGATAAGCACCAACAAATGCTTGACCAAAAGAAATATCCTGTGCACCTGTATAGGCTTTTTTCCATTCATTAGGATCAAAATAACCTTTGATTCCTTCAAGGATATTTCCTTGTGCTAAAGATTTATTTACATCACCTTGTACAAGTTCAAACGTTGTTAGCGGTTCACGAATATAATTTTGATTGATATTTTGAATACGTTCAATTGCTGGTTGTACTCCAGGAACTTTCATAATTGCGCCACCGGCAGATGCCAAAGGCTTGATTACATTAGGACCTTCTTTAGTAATAGCAGTTTTGAATGGTTGGATAAATCCATTATATTCATCTGCATTATTCCAAGGAGCAGTACCAATATCCCAAGCAATTTTTGCAGTTGCTATTGGAGCACCAACTAATTCTTTGCCAAATTTGAAAGCATCAGTTGCAACGGTACTAGCTACATCACCAATTCTGTTCCATATGCTCACTGCATATCCCATAACTGTCGAATTGCTTGACGTGTTTCTGGTGAAGTATCAGGTAAATCTGCAATATAACTCAATACTGGTTTAGCAGATTGAATAGCTGAACGAAAATTAGTATCATCTGGTTTACGCATCATTAGCGCCTCAGATCCTGCACCACCTGCAACATTATCTACGCCGTGACCAATAGGTTCATTAGGACGTTGGGTTTGGTCATAAAGTCCTACGGCTGGTTCTTGTGTTGTTGATACATTTGGTGCTTGTGAAAGTTTTACTCCACCAGCTTTTTCAAGGGGAGCACCGGCTTTTTGTTGCGCCATTGCTACGCCTGCACCTTGAGTATCTGGGCTGTATTGCAAATCAGTACGACGTGCATAACGTCCAGGACCTGATACACCCTGCATAGGGTTAGTAGCGTCTTCAAGCGCCATCTGTATCCTCCTGAATAGATTCTAAATCTGATGAAAAATCTTCCCAAACCCGATTTACTTTAGTCTCACGGTTTGAGTGATATATGGATAGTTCCATTAGCGATTCTGCTAATCCTGTAAAACATTGCATTATGTTATAAATAAACTCTGTAAAAATAACTAGAGCATCAGTAGGACGTACCGGACGTGGTACATCTTCATTATGATTTATCACGTCCGGCACTCCTTACTAAAAGTTATTACTTACTTACTTTTTTGCCTGGCTTTGGAGTTCCAGCGAATGGAAGCAACTTCTTTCCTGCTGATTGCACTGAACCTTCTTTGCTGCCCTCAACTGGCTTGGACATTGGAGCTGGTGCTTGTGTTCCTTTTTTCATATTTCACCTCCTCTAGAGTTATGCCGCGCCGCCTATTGATGCGAGCAAGGATGAAATGTCTGGCTTACCTGCTGGAGCGCCACCTGGGGCACCACCAGCAGCAGGGGCCATACCGCCAGGTTGTCCTGGAATTGGCTGCGAGGCAGAAGCGGTGGCCGCACCTGCTGCTGGAGGTTGCATTCCCATTTCTGGAGCTGCAGGCTGTGGTTCAGGCGTAAACGCTTTCTCCACAACACTTTCAATACTAAATCCTTTTTGGCGACCTTTTATCATATCGGCAAAAGAAGTAAGAATCTTTGAAGGATCTTGTCCTTGTGCAACCATTTGCGGAATAGCAAGGGCTGTTTGTGCAACTGCTGTACGAAGAGCATCGCGCATTTCTTCAATGTCAACTTTTTGTTCTTCTTGAGTTACATTGATTTCAATAGGTAGTTCACGACGTACATAATCACGTGATACAAGTTTATCTGAACGCATTTGTAGCAAAGCAACAGTTGCGTTATTTGGATTCATACCAGACATAATGCCGTAACGAACATCTACTGTGTAGTCACCAGCGATAGCTTTTGCAGGGCTGTATTTCATTACATAAGGTGTGCCATCATCTACGCCACGAATTTCTTTGATGACATTACCAAAAACTTTTTCATCGGTCTTGAAACAGATACCAATTAGTTCTACAAACATACGTGCAAAGTGTGCTTGGGCTGCTTTGATTTGTGTATCAAAACCAGCTTGTAGGGCTTGTACACCGCGACCTGTAACAACAGATGCCTCTGTTTGACCAGAGCGAGTCTCAGGATAGCGAGCACCTAAGCGAAGTTCACGCTCTAATACTTGTGATTCCCCAAATACTCCTGCTGGTAATTCTAATGGAACTCGACGGATACCTTGTGGGTTTGCAGAACGCATAATAGAATCTGGACCAAGGGCAAGTTCTTGTACATCTTGTGGAATAGCAATAGGTGCTTGAATAGATTTTTCAGCAGCTTGGATTTGTAGTACTGCAAAGCGAGCACGTGCTAGTTGAACACCTAATACATCATCATATTGCCCACGAGATTCACCATCAATAGATGGGCGCATTGCAACTCTGACCATACATTCACCAATTGGATTAGGTGTATTGGAAAGAACTAAGTCTTTGCGCTCTGGTAGATAAATCATATCTTGATCTTTGTCGTGGTAGCGAACCAAAGATAGATAAGGAGAACCTGGTGTATATTGATTGCGACCTACGATTGAGTCATAGAACTCAGGGTACATAGATGCAAGTGTTTGAGCATCCATACCTACAATTTGAGTCAATGAAATACAACGACCAAAGCGGTCAACTTCTGGATAAGAACCAAATGGATTGATAAGTTTGATTATTGGGTTATTATCTTCATAATCAAGTTCTACTCGACCAATCATCATTCCATATGTGTTATACCAGTCAGCACCGGTATACATTTGTACGCCCAGTTCTGACTTATCAATATAGAAGTTAGCAATACGACTACGAGTATCAGCAAACTTGCGTGCTGTATCGGAGACCATATTAGATGCTGCACAGTTGAATGATGGAAGTGGAGCCATTGCTTCAGCAAGATCACGTGCAGATACGTCAATAATGTTAGCGACGAGTGGTTTTGAGTACTCATCGGAAAACATTGATGGAAAGACTTTGGATATGTCTCCCTGACGTACCGAAAGGACGTCACGCATACGACCATCACGCGCTGCGTATTTGGTCTGTAGAC